CTGTTCGTGGATTTCCCACCCGATTGACTTTCGGTCTGGGTCATCGCCGGCCGTAGTAATGACCCACCAGATCGGCTCTTTACGGGCTGCACCGGCCCCGAACGTCATGACGTCCCACAGATCGCGGTTCGGCTGTGCGTGCAGCTCGTCGAAGATTACCACGGTCGGGTTAATCCCGTGTTTGGTGTATGCTTCGGCCGAAAGGACTTTCAACGTCGTCCCGGTGTGCTTGTTTTTGATCTCCTTCCGGCTGTCCAGTACCTTGAGCACGCCGTCGAATTCCGGCTCCTGCTCGATCATTCCGAGCGCGGCTTTGTACACTAGCTCGGCCTGCCCACGGTCCGCCGCGCAGCAATAAATCTGCCCGCCGGGGCCATCGCAAACCAGATGGTATAGCGCGATCGCAGCGATGAGCGACGTTTTCCCGTTCTTTTTCGGGATCTCCAGATATGCGTAACGGTACTGCCTGTAACCGTCGTCCTTGACGGTGCCGTAAACGTCCCAAAGGACTTGATATTGCCAGTCAAGCAGTTTAAAAGGTTGGCCGTAGAAGTCATCGACGGCCTTGAGCATTTGGATAAATTCGATTGGCTCCAATGCTCGCTGCTTATCATGCGGCATCTCAACCACCCGCCCGGCGCTTCAAAAACTGCGCCATTGGCGACTCTTTTTCTTCCTCAGGCGGCTTCTTCGGAATCGCCTTGATGCGGGATACTGGGTTCAGGAACAACCGATCCTCCAGCTTCAGGATCATTTCCCGCGTCTTGTGAAGCGCTAGGAAGTCGTCGGACTCCATCAGCTTTTGCTCTTGGCTGATTAGCAGGCAATACCGGTTAATCATCTGCTCGTCCAGACCGTCAACAAATTGGATGTTTTTGTACAGCTTTTTAAGCCGCAAGAATTCCTTATGCGCAACAGGATCGGCCTTCACGGCGGGAGACTCTTTGAACGTTGTCCCGGTGTAAAGGGCCTTCTCCATTTTCTCGCGATGTTCCAGTTCCTTCTTTGTACGGTGACTCTTTCCCTCGATTTTTAGCAATTGGACCGGTTTGGATGGTCTGCCCGCCATGAGCTCACCTCCTAAGTGGCGTATATGTTTGTTTATCCGATTACCACATCATTTTTTGAAAACCCCGCATCTCTGACAATTACTCCGCCCCAAAGCCGGCCACATCAAAACCCATTTATGTCCGGCCAAGGCACATATGATTCTTGTTAAAAACTTCCTCAAGTTACGTATCCTCCAGTTTAAAACTTTTCATTTCGGGAAAAAAATTTGCGTGTGGGTGGGGGAGCGGTCCCTCGGAAGGGCCTTGAAACTTTTGACCCCACCCCTTTACCGCGTTAAAGCGTCATACTTCATCGCGTTAAAGCGATGTTGAGAATGTGTGTTCGGGTTTCCGTCGGTCAACCTCCACCGGGCACCTCATGTCTTCGTGCATCCTCAGCCGTCTTACTCATATGGTGCCTATGACAAAGTGACTGAAGATTGTCCAACCTCAACCTCAAATCCCACCGCACCCGAATCGGTATGATGTGGTCGACCTCGGTTGCTGGCGTGATCCTTTGTTCCTTCAGGCACATTTGACAAAGGCCGTGATCCTTCATCAATCGCTGCTCACGTAACAAGCGCCACGGTACAGACTTGTAAAACGCTGCTGCCCGCTTGTCCCTTTGGTATGTGTCATAATACCGGTGTCGCGCTCGTTCTTGCTCTTCCTGCAAGTGCTGATGCTCTGTGCAGTATCGTTCCGTTGTCAGGTTCCTGCATCCCGGTTTGTTGCAGGGTTTGCGCGGTTTGCTCGGCATGTCGTCACCCCAGCGCTATCCTGTCTTTGTACCGCTTCGCCCATCTAACTGCATCCGGTATGTCGATGTGCGTCTCGCCATAGCAAGTATGCAGCGTCAATACGTTGTCCTTGCGCGTTGCCCGCCACCATAAGCCTCCCGCATAAAGGTAACCTTTTGTCATGCGATAACCTCTCGCCAGATGACATCTTACCAGCGTTACAAGGTCTCGCTTTTCAATCTGTCCAACCCTTTGACAATATCGCTGGTAGGCATGGTGGGTTATCCGTATTTGGATCGTGTCAATGTCCATATCTCCTTTCTCCTTTCGGAAAATAAAAAAGGCCCAGCATTCTGCCGGACATATCACACTCGTTTTCTCAGTGCGATGTTTGTGCGATACCAATCAAAAGGATCAGGCCTCCGTGAGCGCCACCAATCACTAGACCTGCTTTCTCGAACGCTCGCCTGTTGACGTCGGCACTTACCCCTGCGTCAAGCAACCAACCGACTCCCCAACCGATGCCATACCAAATACCGAATGCAATCGCAGCGCCAAATATGACAATCGCAAGATGCGCCTTTAACATGGATTTTCCCTCCTGACCTATATCGCCCCTGCCCCCGCCTCTGCATCTATGGGACGTTTCCCGTCGGCTTTATGCCGCGCTCCAAAAATAAGCCGGTCATTTGAACGACTCTTTGATGACAGTCCGTGCTTCCGCAATCTCGATATATTCGGCTTCTCGCTCAATACCGATAAAGCCGAACCCCTCGCGCCGTGCCGCTACTAATGTCGAACCGCTGCCTGCGAACGGGTCGAGAACGACTCCGCCCGGCGGCGTCACCAACCGCACCAGCCACGCCATCAGGTCGGTCGGCTTGACGGTGGGGTGACGGTTGGTCGCGCCGATTTCTTCACCGCGCCAATCGCTGTTTCGATCTCGTTTGCTCGCCTTTTTACAAAGGTGTTCCGGGGTTACGTTGAAATATGGCGAGAAAAAGGCGTCCGGCTCCGTCGTGACGCAGTTCGCGGGGAAACGGCCAACAGCTAACCGCGCTTCCGCGTTCTGCGGCATACCCTTCGCGCTCATCATTAACGCATTTCCGCCCGGTTTATTCGCAGCCGGTTGATTGATACGCTCCTCGTCACCCACCCTACACGCATCGATATTAATCGCACCCGTTCTCCACCGCTCTACGTTGTCCGCTACGGTTCCGTCAAGCGGCTTGCGGACCATGATGATGGGTTCGTGGGCGGGTTCAAGTGGACTTTTTTCGGCGTTGTTGGTTTGTATTTCGGTTAGCACATGTTTGAGAACAGAAACGACGCTTGGGGTTATTAGTCGTAAAGCGTTCACCGCAATATTCGCAGGTGTACCATTTTCTCCGGTTCTCAAGGTAGCACTCATGGCTACAAAACGCTTCAGGATATCGCTCGTATTCCTTCCTTCGTCGTTCAAATTCCTTTCCGCACTGCTTACATTCAAGCCGAACCCATGCGCTGTCATCACGGCCTTGATGGTGGGTTCTTGCGTGATCGGAAATAACAAGGATTTCAAGGTTTTCAATGCGGTTGTCAGACTTGTCTCCGTTTTTGTGGTGAACATGCTCCCATTTTTCAAGCTTTCTTCCAAGATGTTGTTCCATAATGTAGCGATGTTCAAGCACGTTAAGACCGTTTCCGGTGAGTTGAATGTAACCATCAGCTCTTTTAACTCGCCGGATCTTTCCCCATGAAGCAGTGCGGCACTCATAACTGCAAAATCTGACTCCCCGTTTAACTCGCTTGGGCTTAACCTGAAAATCCTTTCCGCACCATTCACACTTGACAGTAACAGGCATAACGCTACCTCCAGGAGACTTGTTGTCTCCTCCATTATACCTGAAAACGGAACGGAATTAAATGGTTTGTGAGCATATATTATTGGCTCGTGGCTCGGTTTCAGAGCAGTTCCCCATCCGCTCCACTTTTTGGCAAGGTCGGTAGCGGGAGCGGTGATGTCGATCACTTTTTTATCATATTGGCTCGCGTCTGCTTCTCCCGCTACATAACCGCCCTTCCGAACGAATGTATCTAACTTTTGTCGTTCGCCGATTTTCTCGCGCTCGGCTTCCTCCATCATTTCGTCATACGTATCGTCTAGGTCTAATAGCTCCTTTATCTTGTAATACTCTTTTAATTGCGGTAGCCTTACACCCGCCGGTCTGCCCTCGAACCACGAATAATTTGTCGTTCCGCCGCACACCTCCTTATCCATAAATGCCAGCGAATACCCTTTTTCTAGGCGTTTTTTCTTTATCAGCTTCGCGAACTCATGGACGAAAGACGCCCCGCCTTTTCGCTTATCGAACGCCTTGCCTACGTCGAGCGACTTCGGGAAGCCGGAGAAATACAGCCATTCGACGACGTCCCGAATCTCAAAACCCGCCAGCCGTAGCGCTGTTGTCATCAGATCCTGCGTCCGTGTCCCGGCGAATACAAGCGCATGGCCGCCAGGTTTCAGCACGCGGTAGACTTCCCGCCAAATCGCCGGACCCGGCACGAACGAATCCCACGTTTTGCCCATAAACCCGCCACCACGATGGTGATAATCTTCGCCCGCGAGCCATTTTTCTAAGACTTCGCGGATATCCGGTTCTTGCGAAAGGCCATACGGCGGGTCAGTGACAACCGAATCAACGCTATGATCAGGCATTTTTTTTAATTCTTCCAAACAATCTCCATGTATTAACTTGTATGTCACTTCTCCGCTCCCCACCTTTAAATCGCAGCGCAAAGCCGCGCCACTCTCCAAAATCGATTATTTATTCCCGCGCTCCAGCGCCACCGCAAACATCATCCGACAAAACGCATGGCCGAGGTGATCGTCCTGTTCATCCCCGGCCATGTATGCGTAGATATGCGCGAGTGCGTGGTTCAAATGGTCATTGATCGGTATCTTTCGCCAGTTGTCTTCTCCGTGTCTTTCCGATCCTTGATAAAGCACCTCTGCAAGTGCAAAGATTGCTTGTGGGTCGATCAAGTCAAAACGATATGGCAAATGCGATTGTGAGCCGCCTTCTTTGTTTACGACCTTTGGTGTATCCGGGCCGATACCTCTGATAATACTGCTGCCGCAATTCGGCGGTTTACCAACTGACATGTAATCCGGTTGATGCCCGTTCATTACTCATCCCTCCTCACGCCATCGCTAGATTCGCTCGTTTCATCGCCAAATACTCAATGCCATCTCGAAAATCGCGGAAGTCCACGATTTTCTTCCGATCCGGGAACAGCACGCACATCGGCACACGCGCATCGCTCTTGAGACCGCCGAGCCATTGAGAATAGTCATCCGTGATCTTGTAGCTGCCCGTCCGCATCCAGACGGTGTCAATTCCACCCACCGTCTTTGCATGCGTCTCATTGGTATGTACGTGCCCCAGAGCGATGATGTCCGCATGCGTTGCGTTGAACAGGTTCCGTTGGCTGTTCGTCGTGTTCAGACTGGAGTTGTACCGGTACGAGTGGTGCGCCTGGATCCTGTACGTCGCATCTCCGAAACGCAACGTAATCCGGCCGCCGTACCACAAATACGGAGACTCGATGCGGCGCGCCAAATACTTGATGAAGTCTTCGCCTGTTTCTTTGTACTCCCAGTTGTCGTGGTTACCTTTGAGTACCGCCAAATTGCCGCGTTTGTAGTAGCGCACGAAAAAGAACTCGCACAGCTCGCGCTGCTTGTCTGCCGTGACAACTTGCTCAAATGAGCCGCCAGCATGACTACGCGTGATGTAGTTGTCGCAGTAGTCGCCCATGAGGATGTTGTACACACCGTCTGTATCTCGGATCAATTCGCTGTCTCGAAGCAACTGCTCGTGATCCGTGTATAATCCCCCGATGTGCCAGTCACCCGAGAAGCATATACCGATCGGCTTATCGTCTTGAATGTCAATCGTCACGGCCGTCTGCCGGTCATCGATTTCCTGGAACTCTTTTTGGGCGCGGATCATCACGAACAAGAGTCTTTCCGGATCGTGTTCCTCGGCGTTTTTTCGGTCGATGAAGCTCGCTGCACCCTTCCGGTCTCCGGCACGTTTCAATTTTTTCCGGACACTCTCGCTTGTGAAATCACGCCCGAATCTATGGGCGAGCGCCTCCGCATATTGGGCGTATGTCCAATCTTGATATCTTTCCATCAACTCAAGAAGGTATTGGTATTCATCATCTGTCCAATTGCGTTGCACACGCTCACCCCCTTTTCCAAATAAAAAAGCCCGCGATATGCGGACTGTGGTATGTTCTGTATGTGATCCCCGCCACTGGCGACAAATGCGCCCGAATTGTCACATCGTCTACACGAACGGAAAAACGAGTCTGTGGCGGGAGAATCACCGATTTCACCGCCCTATTCCCTATCCTACTCCCACGCTGGAAGGAAGGATTTCCTCACGACCGAAGAGGTCATGGTTTCGGGATATAGTGGCGGCGATTGCGACCCCCGGAGCAAGGATCCCACGTCCGAATGACGCTGCCAGCCTTACGCTGACCTTGCTGTTACCCGGCGCATGTCGCTATATGTGATGCCCGTCTGAACCTAGGATTAGCGCCGATTGTTGCGCGTCAGACGAGCGAATCACCGATATTGGGATGCGGGCAGGGATTTGCACCCCGCATGACACGGGCGGTAATCATGGGGCTGCACCCTTACCGTGTCCGTTAGTGCCCATTGTACGTCTACACCATTTCGCCACCGCATCCCCGACCGGGCTATCCCCGATCCCTCATGTTCCCGCCGCTCCGGATATCGTCCTGCACGCCATCCGTGGACAGAGTGCCGTGGACGATGCGGCGGGAGAATCACCAATCGGATCAGTTTCAGTCTCCGCCTCCCACCCTAGGCATCCATGGAGACTTTACCCGTGCGGGAGCCAACCGGCTTACTCCCGCGCACGCCTTCTTTTATCTAAGCCTTAGCCTTTGAGCCAAGGAGCTTAGCGTAATGCATTTTCTCCCTGCTTGAATACCATTCTGGCAAAACACCATTGTTCGCCTTTCTTGCGTCTTGCTTGAACTTGTAGACAGCCTTGATAGCTGATATAAGCGCACCCGCGTTTTGTTCGATATACTTGGTCGGGATGCGGACAACTTCCCACTCCGGACCAAGCTCGTTTCTCAATTCGATGTCGCGTTTACTATCCTTGATCTTGTGGTAATCGTGCATATAACCGTCTATTTCCAACACGACTTTAAACCCAGGTATTACGAAATCAACGCGGTGTTTGCCGATTTTCTGCTGAACCTTAACCTTTACGCCATTGCGGATCAATTCCATTGCGGCAATCATTTCGTGGGAGCTAGCAAATTTCTCCGGATCATCCAGGGCAAATTCCAACACAGCTTCGGAAGCGTCTTTGTATTTGAATAAGTGAGCTTCCTGTTTTTCCAGAATCCGCAAGGCCCTTTCATGCATCACCAAAGTCTTGAGTCTGATATATTGCTTCAATGTTTCTTCTTTCTCTGCCAAATGCTCATCCTTGCAATCGGGGCAAAACACCCGGAGGATGGGGTATCTGGTCATTAAAGAAACGGGCGTACCGCACTTCCAACACGGGAAGAAATATACTTCGTTATATTCGTTGTCCATGTGGTGCGCCCCCTTGGGTTTGGCCCTCGGGGGCTTCGCCCCCTTTATTATAAGATTTTAAAATTTTTTTCTTTTTGTGCGTCCAAAATTAGTACAAATCACCACCACCCAAGATGCTCAGCAATGGCTTGTACAATCTCGTCGCGCCAGTTAATAGCCGTGTTCCTGCTAACATGAAGTTGCATGGCGATTCCGTCCCAACTTAATTCTTGAGACTTGGTCCAATATTTTAGTTCTATCAGTTTCTTTTTCTCTTCGGGAAGTTGATTGTAAATTGTCTCGATCGCATCAACTACCCTTACCATGTGTTGGAGAAGTCGGTATGAGGCAAGTAGCGTACCGGCCCGCCCCGTAGGATCACCAGGAATGTTACTCCTACCACCACCAACGTTCTCATCGGGCGGGCTTGTCCCGTAGAGGATGTCGTTTTTAATCCTGGTGATTTCTCTTTTCGTTTCATGGTACCGGTACAATTCGGCTTCGACATGCTGAAACGTGCTTTTGTGAAGTTTTACGGTCGCACCCACTCCCCGTCACCCCTCTTTTATCTGTCTTTTGCGTCCGGCGGCTCCGGCAGCGGCATCCAGTGGGTGACGTCCGCGCCCTCACGCGGCACCGCCGCCAGCTGCGACCGGGTGCCGGCCGGGTAGCGCTCGAGATAGGCATGTGCCACGGTCTCCAGCTGTTGTTCTCGCTTGCTCAGGTACATGTAGCTCGGCAGCCCGCGCAGCTTGCGATGCAGCTCCTGCAGGTGATCGTCCTCGTTGAGGCGGCTGACGGTGATTCCGGCGCCGACACTGTACGTCGACAGCACCTGCAGCCGGGCCTGCTTCTGGCGGTAGCTGGAGAGCAGCTCAATGGCTTGTTGTTCGTTCACGCTTCACCGCTCCTTAAATGTCTTCTTGTGCGTCCAAAGACTCTGATGTAATTCAATCCACGCCATGTCCTCACCGCCTCAACCATGCTTTTAGAGCCATCGGAAAGTATCGAATATAATCAACAAGAGGCATTCGCACGTCTCACCCCTCCACTTTCTCTAGCAGATCAAGGCGGTAATAAGCACTAACAGACCACAACAATTTGGGGTTATCTGTTTGATCCCATGTGACGTATGCCCTTAATCCGTTTTTCGCGATTCTGCGCACCACCCCGAGGACAAGGTTGTGATCCTTCTTGTGCCGTACAACGTCACCGGGTTTAATCACCGGGTCTATGATCGGCTCCTTAACGTCTATTCCGAGCACTTCAGCAGCCAACATAATCCCCATCGCAACACCGCGAGATTTGCTGTCATCCGATCCAACATATTGGTTGTACATTTCCTTCAGCTTATTAGCGGTTGTTACGTCCATTTTCATCCGTTTTCTCCCTCCCGCTCTCCTTCGGCGGCTCCGGTAGCGGCATCCAGTGGGTGACCTCCACCAATGGGTCAACAGTCAGCCAGCGGCCAATGTATCGCATGATATCCGCTCCCCTATAGTCGCCGCGCCGATAGTACACCAACACAGTATCGCCGATTTCAGGTAGTCGCTCATTGACGCTGATCCAGTTCATTCCACCGTCACCTTTCCCCTTCCAATTTGTTCACGTATTCCACCGCATCACCCGGTGATAGCCGGAGCCAGCGGCGGGCCAGTCCCACCGCCGCCAGCTTTCCGTTTCTTCGGTATTCGTCCATGATCGCGCTCCGGCGCGACAGAATGCGAATCTCAAACCACGGTGTTCTGATGGTCATTCCACCGTCACCCCGCATCATTAAATGTCAACGTCCGTCTCATACCAGCCCTCCGGAATCCGCCAAACATAACCGTGTTTTCGCAGATAGGACAACTGTTCTTGTACTTCTTTCCTCGTGCAGCAGGCGTCATACGAAACATCACGAATGATGTCCTCGCGCATGGCGATACGTTCACGGCGGATATACCGGATGATTTCTTTCTGCAACTGGGTAAATTCAGGCATCTACCGTCACCCCGATTTCTTTCAGGATGTCGCGTGCGCGTTGTCCGTTGTCAACGTTAATGGGCGGCCACTCTGCACAAATAATATTTCCATCATCATCCCATTCAACGTTCCCATCGTATGTTTCTCTATCCCCATACCACCGCAACACCTCGATCAGCTTGTCTCGTTCCTCCGTCATCTTATTGATCCGCTCGACTTTGTCTATGAGGTCTTCAATCAGCCTTTGTGATGTATCAGGAGAAAGCCAACTATTGCGCGTCTTTATCAGTTCGTCCAGCAGGAACCGAAGCCATTCGCCTGCTTTCCCATGCGCCCCTGCGATCTCGGAAAAATCGCCACGGTCGATCTTTTTCAACGCTCCCCTAATCTCCTCGATCTTCTTTTCCTTGTCCATGGTCATCCCTCCACCACTTCCACTTTCGCTCCTTTTTTCAGATTGCATTCCGGACAAGACAACTCTAGGTTGTCCAGATCCCATTCATCCCCGCCAGCTTTGATCGGGACAATGTGATCAACGTGATAGTTTTTCCGATCAACCCGTTTTCCGCACTTCATACAGATTCCGCCGTCTCGTTCGTAAACTACACGCCGCACTCTTTGCCAATCCGTTTTCATTTTGAAGTCACGAACACAACGTTGGCCGCAGAATGTCCGCAGTTTGTGGTCCAATCGTTTCCCGCACATGCGGCAAAGGGGCATTCCGTCCTCGTCGTATCGGTACGGGAATCGCTCGTAATTCCGCTCTCCTGCTCTATTCAATATCCATCACCGCCAGAAGATAACCAGCACATCCAACTCTCGCCCCGGCTTCAGTTCCAACACTTCATCACGTGTCATGGTTCGGTTCCTCCTTTTCCCGCGCCCCGGAGAGGGCTTCTTCAAATTTCACTATGATTTCTTCTACTACTTCACCGGTTCCAAGTTCATACGTCCATTCTTCTTCAAATCGCCGTTTCACCCAATCCAACGCATCCCGAAGCCGCTGGACTTCGGTTTGGTCGTCGTCGAAACGGCCGCACTCGATCTTGGCAATAATCTCAGCCAACGCATATGCTTCTCTCACAAACTGCGTTTCATCAAGGCGTTTTTTTAGCCACTCCAACACCGCTTTCTTGCTCAGGTATTCACTCACTTGGATTCGCTCCTTTCTCGCCCCAAATCTCCATGTAGCACTCGACGCAAACGTTCAGCGTGTTCCCGTTATATCGGTTCTCCATCACAAACCGTGCCGCTTTTTCTTCGCACAGATCGCACAACGTCCGTCCGCACTCGCATTTTTTACTCATTGTTTCACCACTCACATTTCTCGTCCCGGCAGTCGATGCCGTAGACGGTGGATTCGTCCAAAATCTTCTGCACCGCCTCTTTGAGTTCCACCGCCGAAAACACGACGTAGACCAATCCTTCCAATTCCATGACGATCTTCCCAACAGGTCCGCCCCACAGTCGCCGAGTACTCGCCTTTCCCCATCGACACGGAATCAGGAGGCCAACCGACGCATTTTCGCCGACGATACTTATCTGCTGATCACATTTCTTGATGATCTCTTCCAGCGTCATTGCTCACACCTCACACCGCCCGTCCCGGCAATCGTTGCCGTATGCTTGTTGTTCGTCGGGCAATTTGCGCCGTTCGTCTTCACGCTCCCGAACAGCACAGTCAAAGCAGTATCTTCGACCATCCAGAGGTATGCCGTCACACCTTCCCGCCGCTTCCCCATATCCGGGACATTTGGGCGTGTTTTTCGCCCACATGCGGTGGAAATATTCGATCTCGCGTCGATAGTCGCCCATTGGTTTTCCCTCCATCAAAATTTCATGCCATTTTCCCTCTGTAATTCGCATCTTGTGAAAAAGGCATCATTTTCGATCTTGCTTGCGATGCGACTTCTGCGGCCTCTTCTGCTGTATCGTAATACCCCAAATAGATGTATTCACCGTTAACCCTTATCCTCGCGCGGTATTTGTTAAATTCCTTCATGTACGTAACGCCCCGATATCCTGTTCTGTTGTCAACTCTGACTTTTTGGTTTTGCAAGTTCTCTGCATGTGTCACAATTCTCAAATTTTCATCCCTATTGTCGAGTGGGTTACGGTTAATGTGATCGACAGAATAACCGGGAGGAGCGTTGGTAATAAAACGATGAAGATAAATTGTCTTTTCCTTGCCGTTTTCATAACTTTGACCTTGTACATAAAAACCACTCTTATTCTTCGCAACACCCCACGTTCCAGGAAACATCATCGCTCTTTCAAGTTTGCTTGTACTTATCAAGGTTTCCATAATCCCGTATTTTGGACTTTTTAGAATTATGGTGGTTATATCACCTCGAATCTCGAATACGTTTTTCATTCAACCACCTCGACTAAAATAAAGTCAGTTGCCGGCCGCAGTGTTCCGCTGCAATCGGATTGATCCAGAGGACTTCAGTACGGATCCGCCCAGCCTCGGCCAAAGCTTTCCGTTCTTCCCGGTGCCAATGCCGCAGCCGGGTGTCGTACAGTTCGTTCGCATACCCGGATAGCAGCACCGGGCCGGGATGCTCGTCCAACACGTCGAGCAGCTCGGCGTGGTCAGCGTCGGTCATTTCGTGCTTGTACATGCGGCCGCTGCGCGTTTCGAGCGGATAAGGCGGATCGGCGTAGATCAGCACGTCAGGCCGCTTGTAACGCTGAATCAGTTGTATCGCCGGTTGTTGCTCCAGCTGGACGTTTTTGAGTCGTTCCGCAATTTCTGCAATCTTCCCGGGCAGCTCGTTCCACGCCTTCACCACGCTAGGCCCACTGTGGTCGATGATGTGCCGCCATCCCGTCCGATCGCTTGTCTTTGTGCCACGCGCCATCCAGCACCGCACCAGAAAACGCCGCGCTCTCTCCATCTCGTCCAACTCCCCCCCCCCGCTTGGTAGGAGTTGTAATATTCTTCGCGGCTATACGGCGTCCAGTACACCAGCCGCGCCAGCTCTTCGGGACGGTCGCGGATCACGCGGAACAGGTTGACCACGTCGCCATCGATGTCGTTGATGGTTTCCAGTGGGCTCGGCTCCTTCGAGAAGAACACCGCCCCGGATCCAAAGTACGGTTCCAAATATGTCTGATGCGGCGGCATGAACGATATGATCCATTCAGCCATGCTCCATTTGGATCCGGGGTAGTGCAATATGCGTGGTGCGGTCATGTCACACCCCCCTCAAAACTGCATCTCCAGTTGTTCCGGAGGCGGAACATACGGAACCGCATATTTGTCGAATTGATCCGCATTCCACCGTCCGCAATAATCTTCCGCTCGGAAAAATACAATCTCAAACCCATGACTACTTACGATGCAACGCTCCACTTCCCGAACAGGCTTACCTTTCAGAAGGTGTGTCCAGTTTCCGGGGGGTTGAGATAGGATTTCTTGGACCAATTGGACGGATTCTTGGAAAGTGATAGTTCTCACTCTATCACCCCATCAAAACGGCAGATCGTCTTCCGAAATCTCAATTGGCTTCCCGTCACCCCGGAACGAATCGTCACCGTACAAATTCATGCTGTTGTTGCTTTTGCTCTGCTTTCCGCTGTTCTCTTGCGCCCGTTCCAGAAACCGCACATTGTCCGCCACAACCTCGGTCACGTACACCCTTTTGCCTTCGTTGTTGTCGTAGTGCCGCACCTGGATTCTACCTTCTACGGCGCACAGACGGCCTTTTCGGAGATATTCCGCGCAATTCTCGGCCAGTTTGCGCCAGACGACGATGGAGATGAAGTCTGCTTCTCGCTCTCCGTTTCCGTTCGTGAACGGTCGGTCCACGGCGAGAGCGAAGGTAGTGCAGGCTACTCCTTGCGGGGAATATCTCATTTCCGGATCTTTGGTCAGGCGTCCGATCAGAATTACACGATTCATCTGGCTATCCGCTCCTTTCGCCAGAGCATTTTATACCGGTGGAGGGTATCGAGCCCGATGTTAAATCTGTCCGCGATTTCCGAATCCAACAACCCTTCTTCACGCAACCGATGATAGTCATCTTCCGTGATCCTTCTTCCGAGCTGGATGCCTTTGCGTTTGCGTTTTTTGAGCGGGTCAAAGTCAGCCCACTCGGGATCAACACATCGCGCGAATTCAATCCGATCCGGCTCGCCCAGGTCCATGCCGGGCTTGTAATTTGCGATCTGCTCCGGCGTAAGCTGCCAAACTTTGACTGTGGTGTATCTGCACATCCTCCCAACTCCCTTACGTCGATTTCAATGCGTGGATTAAAACTATAAAACTTATCCGCCACAACCCGCACGATTTGCGAATCATCCCACCAAATGATGCCCTTGAGTGCGTCCTTGACACCCTTGAGGTAGTTGTCAACGTCCGGTTTTGTGGTGGGCCTGATTTCGCCGCGTTCCGCCGCCTCTGCTTTGCGTCGGCTGAAACTCTTCGGGATCGACCGACACACCGTAACATGCAGTTCAAGCGCACCCTCAAGAGGCTTGTCCGGTTTGTGTTCGCTCGCGACCAATTTGATATAGTCCTTGTAATTCCGCGACTTTGCTGGGTCGTAAGCCCGCACGAACCCGCCGGCCGTTGTAAAACGCGGTCTACCTTGTGCGACGGGCTCGCCGTATATTGTCAGACTGACCATCTGCCCCAAAGATGCCACCCCTTCGCTTTTGGATCGCTCCTGCCCTTGCTCGGTCTAGTGCGAGCAGGAAAACCTCGTCTGTACTGCGTCGGAAAATCTTCGCCATTTCGGTAATCGGTACTCCGCGCACCCACATCTCTTCGAACATGACTACTTCGTGCTCTTTCCACAGGAAGTCCATGTCCTCGCAAGCAATGTAAATCACGCCCATTGCCTCCGTTGGTCTGCTCGCTTTGCACGGTTCTGCGCGACTTCGAGACGGTAGCTGGTTGCTTTGTTCTCGACGATCACGGACACCTCCAAAATTCGATCGTGTATACGTCTGGCCGCGATCTCATGCTCCGTCAAAGACTTGTCCGGCATAAACCTGTGCAGCAATTCCGTTGGCGAGAAGTTCGTCGTAAACAGCGTCGGCTTTTTCGCCCTGTACCGACCGTCGATGATCCGGAACAGCACATCCAGCGTCCAATCGCTCACTTTCTCGGCCCCGAGATCGTCCAGCACCAGCAGGTCGCAGTCTTGGAGAGCGGTCATGATCTCGCGTTCATGCTCTTTCGCCTGCCGGCCGAACGTCGCTCTGATTCTTTCGAGCAGCTCCGTCATCGTTTGAAACACCGGGATTTTCCCACGCGCCTTGAGAACATGGCAGACGGCCGCCGCAAGGTGACTCTTGCCGTTCCCCGGATCACCCCAGATCAAGAGGGATTCAGCGCCGTACAGTTCAAACCGCTCAGCGTAATCATAGGCAAGGCGGAACGCTTTTTCTGTCCCCGGTCGTTTCGCAAACGTCTCAAACCGGCAATTTTCGAATCGTTCGCCGAGTGACGAGATCGCAAACTTACGTTCAACCTCGGCTTTCCGGTAGCGCTCCTGCATTTCGTCCTGCTCGCGTTCCCAGGCTTCGACTTCGCACTGGCAGACAGGCTGCACGATTTTCTCGATACCGAGGACGACAAGGCGCTTTTTCGGCACCACCTGATTGCAATAAGGGCAAACATGCACTTGATCAGAGGGAGAGGAAGTCAAATTCGCCCATGCGCCTTTGAGGGCTTCCCCGAGGCTTTGCATCCTTCGTCACCTCCCAAGGAGTGTCAACACCTTCTGCTTTCCAGCGCTTCAAGATGGCGCCGACGTATTTCAAATTCCGCTTTCCGCTTCGCACCGCTTCGTGCATCGCGCGGATCACCCATTCCGCGCTGTACGTGTCGATCATGTCTCGTAAGTCGTCAACAAGGACGGACGAAAGAGTCCCAAACCCTTCTTGCTCGAACACCCGGAACACTTGCGCGTCTTTTTCTTCGTCTCGCGCGTTATTAGTAGTAGTAGGTGTATATTCAGTTCTGTTCTTATTCCCTTCTAGTTCTAAAGGGAATTCTTCGGAGTTTCCGGGAATTTCCCGGAATTCGTCGGGTGGTTCCGGGAATTTCGATTTGGTGCGCTTATGAAGTCCTTGCTGATGCTTCTCGAAGTTGGTAATCTGGATGAACCTCTCGCCGTTCACTTCGTACCAGATAATGAGGCCGCGTTCATGCATGTCAGCAAGGGCTTGCTCGACGTCTTTCACCGTCTCATCGGCCATCGGGACAACAAGAGCACGAACCTTCGCAGGAGATCCAGGCAGACGGCCGAAGTCATCAGCATGCGGAATCATCCACGTGTACAGGAGGCGCCCGAACAATGACAGGCTATTCACTTTTTCCGAGATACTGATGACCTTACCGACCATTCGCCGTTCTGCCATTTCGGTATCACCTCCCCGTCAACAATGTTATGGCGTAGTCAATGAGCATGGCGATCATTCGCCGGCAGCGTATTCCCTCGGGTGTCCCGTCCAGCCATCTATGGCAAGGCGTGCATACATGCACCAGGTCAAGCGCTGTGGTTTTGTGGTCGATATGCCTTCGCCCGGTCAAGTGCGCCCTCTCGGTTGCCTTGGCGCGTCCACAGAGCTCGCAGATGCCCATTGATCGTTCCTTCAGCTCGCGGTCTGCGGATGGGCTTATGTCCCCCAATTGCCGCTGCGTCAGTTTCACACGCTTGTGTTTACTCGGTTTCGGGACGGGACGCCATTCCATACCCCGTCACCTCCGCCGCGAAGTCGATCCGCATTTTGAGTTTGAGGGCATGAATTTCTTCCGTCAGACTGTCCAGCGCATTCCGCCACCGCCTGCTGTCTTCGTATGCCTGTGCTTCCTTCTCCCGCAGTTCGACGACAGCCAACTCTGCATGCGCTTCTTTTGACCGTGGAGCCGCGATATAGGCTTCGGCATACTTCCGCTTGCGCTCGGCGTAGATGCGCTTGTATTCGCCGTCTAGGGCGCTTGAGACGCGACCGACATAAACCATGCACTTCGCCAGCAATTCGATCTTTCTGATCAGCCCGGCAGGGTTGTCTTCGGGGAGGCTGTCCGCCTCCCGGCGAAGACGTGTTATTTCTTTCAAGTGCTGTTCAAGGTTCATGTCGTTTTGGCGGGCTGCTTGTCACCCGCGCCCTCCTTCCGCTTGTTGAGGCGTTCGGTCAGGTAACGCTCCATCTGGGCGTATGTGTAACCTTTGGCAAGTTGGGCGTTAACCCACTCCTCGAACCCGTCAAGCGATCCTGCTCCGAGCTGGTACTTGGCCTTTAACGTCGCGGGAATCTCGGTTTGCGCGTTATTCCGCTCGTCAACGCCGTTGTCGCCTTCTGGATCGTCGCCAGTCGGGATCATGAAGGCTTTCATCAAGGCGTACTTTTGCGCGCCTGTGATGGCCTTGTACGTCCCCTTGTCGCCTGCGTCTTGACCCTCTCCGTATGTGCGAAACGTAATGGTTTCGCCCGTTTCGCCGTCGTGGAAAGTAAAGTCTACTCCTACCGTCACGATGTACTCGGTCTTGCCTTTCGCGTTGATATGTTCGCGGACCGAATGGCTGACAACGTTGGGAATCATGACGACGTTGAGTTCAGCAAGGACTTCCCGGACGTGTTCGTTTACGTCTGCTTCCGTGGCGTATTTGTAGCGGTGGAAATCATTTACGCCAGTCTTTTGGATGTACCGAACACGCTTCATGACCTCCGCCAGCTTTGATACAAGCTTGCGTTCAGTTTCCACCCTCTTCACGCTCCCGATATTCGATTTCGATTTCCCGAACCTCGAACTCACTCGCAGACAACCCTACTTCTTCCGGTCTGTAGGGGCTTGTCTCAAGAAACAGCGCGATTTCCTCCGCGCTGACAAAACGTCTAGCGTCCGAGAGTTTCGGAGATAAAGGGTAACGGTCAGGGTTCCAGCTCAGGTACCTTCCGTCCTCATGCTTGAGGACCAACCGCACCTTGATGTCAGACACGCCTTCAATCCTCCATTCCAGCGGCCACGTACCTGCCGCCGAGATGTTTCATGAGGCAGTAAGCGTCACAGTAGAGGTCTCCGTCCAGCTCCACAACCTCGTCCCCGAGGTAGATGGCCGACTGGCACTTTTCGTAAGTGCATTCCCCGACTCGGGCAGCCGGCCGTTCCTGTGGATCGGGCAGACCATGCGCGAACCGATCAAAACTAATCATCGAGCATCCCCCGACTCTCAAGGTGTTCTTTCAGCGCGGTGTAAACGTCTATGAGTTGGCAATCAGCGGCCTCGAAGTAGAGTGTCAGGTGGTCGGTGTAGATGCATAGTGTAGGGATCGGCGAAGGCTCGATCAATATGTCGAATTTCTTGGAGATGTGGCCTTCGATGTGAAGTTCGGTCATTTCCGCTTCACCCCCATCTGGCTTACGATCATGAGGACCGTTACTGCAGCAGCCAACGCTTGGAGATTGGGTTTCTTGTGCTTGTTCATGCTTCCCCTCCGTTCCCATCTGTGATATGATGGACTTGATGTGTTTTTGTTTGTGCCGCTCTCATTGGGCGGCTTTTTCTTTTTCTGCTTCATACACCTGCAGACACTTTTCGATTGTGATCGTTTCGCGACCATACCGCGCGAGGCTGCATCCCGAGCTATAGAGATCGCCGTCACAGACCAGCGCGATTTCGATCCTCTGGTCCGGGCAGATGGACAGAGGGCTACGCCATACGTTCATTGGTTGTCACCTCCTTCAATGCACGGATCACCGTCCCCACCCTGAGCTCCGCCGCCCGCAGCCGGTACACCGCCTCGTCCACTCGGTCGGGCTCGGCCTGATCGAACATCGTCTGCGCAGCCTGATGCTCAGCGAGCGCGGCGCGGTATTCGTCGTGAGTGGTCACGTCGTCACCTCCTTCTGTACCGGCCGTTTGCGGCATCTTGATCACCTCTCATTGCAGTAGGGGCGGAATGCCGGCCCGCCTCGCCTTGCCAGTTGCCGGCGCTCCCGGCGGCTCAGGATCACGCCGTAGTCGTGGCGGATCGCCTCGGACACAGCGGATACGCCGAGCGTGCCGGGGCGGTACGGCGGTTTGGTGCGCTTCGCTCGGGTGCGACCCAATGCGCGAAGGATTCGCTTGATCATCGGTTGTTCACCTCCCTGAAATCAGCCTCGAAAATTTGCCCCTGTCGCTCCGCCCGCAGCCGGTCGAATGCCTTGATCGCGTTTTGGATGTTTTGCAGCCTGATTTCCGGATCGCCGGTATCGTGGGCGTAGAACTCAATCATACCGAGCACATACGCCCAATCGACGACGCCGTCTGCTATGCGTGTGCGGAGCTGATCCATGATCTCCTCGACGGTTCTGGTTTTGTTCATGCGGTGGTCACCTCCTTTCCAGCAGCTTCTTTTGCCGCTCGCACTTCAAGGACGATTTTTCGAACCAGCCAATCCGGAAGCGAGAACCTAATGACGAACTTCCCATCCGCTCCGCGTTCTGCTTGCTTATCAGTCATGCGGCCCACCTCATGCCGTGTTTTGTTCCCGTTTGGGAACATTGAGGGTAAAAAAATTTCGGATCTCATTTTCCGGGATTCCGAGGACCTCAACGACTTTGGCGAACTCATCGACCGTCATTTTCGCTTTGCCAGTCTCTTTTTTATGATAATAAGAGCGAGAGATATTGAGTGCGGAAGCGATTTCTTCTTGTGAGACCTGGCGGGACAGTCTTTCGTAACGGAGCTTCTGCAGGTTGAATTGCACCACTGTTCACCTCCTCGTGAGCCTATATTATCGTTTTTGTTCCCGTTTGTCAACAGATAAATTCGAACGTATATTTTTGTTGCCTATTTGGAACAATTATGATAAAATCGTTCCCGAGGTGATCGAGTTGAGAAGTTCGAAGGAAGTTATTTTGGAAATTAAGAAATTGCGTGAAGCTAAAGGCTGGTCGCTTGACGAGCTTGCGCGCAGGGTTGGCGTGGCCAAATCCACACTATCCAGATATGAAAACGGGCAAAGAGAATTCCCTATAAACGATATCGGTCTCTATGCAGATGCTTTGGATACTACTATCGAACGCATTTTAGGGATCGGAAGGTCCTCAGAAGACATACCTGTCGTTGGGACGATATGTGCGGGCGACGGCCTGCTCGCGGAGCAAAATATTGAGGAATACGTAAGGTATCCGCTGATGGGAAAACGGCAGCCAGATTTTGCGCTCCGAGTGAAGGGCGACAGCATGATCGGCGCCGGGATCGAGGACGGAGACATTGTATACTTCAAGAAAGCATCCTGGGCCGACTACAACGGACAGATTGTAGCGGCCCTTATCAATGATCAAGAAGAAGGGACGCTAAAACGGATTCGCTGGTCCCTTGAATCCCCAATGATCAGACTGGAACCAGCCAACGACAACTACGAAGCAATTGAGGTCCAACCCAATCAAATGACGATATGTGGCGTATATTTGGGTCATTTCAGACCGGAAAAGGAGGCATGAGATAATGAGGGCCGTAGGTTATGGTCGCGTCAGCACAGAGGAACAAGCCAATGAAGGGCATTCGTTGGATGCCCAACGCGAAAGGAACTTGAAACGCATTCAGGAGGAAGGCTGGACGCTTGTTGGATATTTTGATGACCCCGGTTATTCCGGCAAAAATCTGAAACGTCCCGGTATTCAGAAACTCATTGCGGAGATCGAGCAGGGGAATATTGATGCAGTCGTGGTTCATAAGTTGGACCGTTTAACGCGAAATGTCGGCGATCTCCACAAGCTCATGAAATTGTTTGAAAAGCACAACATAAAGTTCATTTCAGTTACAGAACACCTCGACACTTCTTCGGCTATGGGACGTATGTTCGTTTTCATGCTCGGAATAATCGCCCAATGGTATCGCGAAAATCTGAGCGAGGAAGTCAAAAAAGGCATGAGCACTAGAGCAAAGAAGGGTCTGCATAACATCACTGTCCCCCTATTCGGATACGAGAGAGCGGAAGACGGGAAACTGATTGTGAAGCCGGATGAGGCCAAATGGGTGCGGTGGATATTTGATCAATACCTCGCCGGGATCGGATCGACGAACATCGCCAAACGGCTAAACGAGATGGGAGTGCGACGCAACCGGGGCGCTAAGTGGGATCAGCACAAGGTGATGATGACGCTGACGAACTGGCACTATGTCGGCCGGGTACATTGGAAGGACGCGAGCAAACCTGACGATGAACGGATCATAGTTGACGGAAGCCACGAACCGATCATATCCGTTGAAACTTTCGAAGCTGCTCAACGACTCCTGGAACGGCGAAAAGCTGGAATGGCATCCAAAACGTCGTATGATTATGTCTTTAGCGGCATCATACGATGCGGGAAGTGCGGAGGGAATTATAAAGGCAAATACAACAAGAAGCGCGGAAACCAGTTATATCGCGGGTATGAATGCACAAACAATGCGAAGTACGGGACGTGCGATCAATCTGGTATTTCTGAGCGAAACTTAACAAAGCTGATTTTTAACTCAATCCACCTGATCCCCGAGCTTTTATCCTGGGATGATAAACAGGAACCCTCGACTGAACGCGAGGAGATTCTTCGCCAACTCCAACAGAGCGAGATGCGTCGTAACCGATGGCAGATGGCTTTTGGCGACGGCAACATGCCATATGAGGATTTCGCGAAGCTCATGAGGGAAGAAATGGAGCGAGCAGCTGAGTTGGAAAAGAGGCTAACCGAACTTCCGACAGCCACACCCTCCTCTATTTCGGCTGACGAGGCGCGAGAGATATTGAATCAGTTAGAACAAAACTGGGATATGCTCAGTCAAACAACCCGGAAGCAAGTCGTTCAGTCTGTATTCAAGTCAATAACGATTCGCAAAGATGACGCATGGTCCATCACACAGATAATATTGGCGTAGTACGCTCTTACGTATATACCGGCTCAATGGCCTATACGGTGGAACGTACACAAAAAAATAGGAGAGCAGCCGGTCTCATCCGCGCTTCTCTCCTTTTTCGATCGCCCGCTGCCGCCGCAGCCACATCCGCTCATACCCCGGCACCGGACGGCTGCACCGCGTGCAGACGTACGCCTGTGGCCACTGGTCACGGGTCCAGCGCGGCCGCATGAGAGCTTTGCAGCGGCACGTCGGGATCGGGCCGATATACGGCCGCACAGTCACCACCTCCAGCGCAAAAAGGCCGCGGCGGTGCTTCCGCTCACGGCCATATCAAATATACCACGTTCTTCCAGAGTCGTCTACCTACCTTTGAACTCGCACACCAGATCCGCCCGCTGGATCAGGTCGTCTGTGCTGTATTGCTGGTATATGCGATTCAGCGCCGCATCAAACTCTGCGCGGCCGCGGTATCGCGTCAGCTGCTCACGCAGCGCGGCCTTGATCAAGCGCTCTGCTGTTTCCGGCAGACCGACCATCCGCATCGCCTTGATTACGCGCTTCGGCCGGTCAACCAGGAACAGCGTGACCGCGTTCCCCGGGGCGAAAAACGCCGCCGCGTCCCGCTCGCTGATGCCGACCACGTTCAGGGAAGCGTCCCACGTCCAGCGGCTGCCGAGATACGACACCGCGATCAGCGGGATGGAGTCGATGACCGAAATATGAAGCCGCATGAAGGCATCGCGGAACGTCTTCACTTCCTTCGCCGTCGGGCCGTTGACGAAGGTGAGCAGATCGAAGCTACTTCCGACGAGCTGGGCTGTGCACTGTTCGAACGATGGCACCGGCCCCGGCCACATGCCGCCTACCTCATATCGCATCGTTATGCGCCTCCTTCGCTCTCTCGATCAGCCTGTTCACGATGACACTGACCGTCACCTTTTGCTCGGTGGCCAGCCAGCGAAGCCACTCCAGCAAGTGCGGCTCGAAGTAGATCGCCTCGCGAATCTTTTTCTCGGTTGGCGGTTTCGGCGGACGTCCTGCCATATCAATCACTCCTTTGCTACAATAATAAAGCATTAAAAATATTTTTGCAACACTATAAAAAAGGTATTGCAAAAGCATTTATAATGCTGTATAATTAAGTCAGAAAGAACAAAGGAGGAATGAAAACAATGAGAGTCGAATTTAGGTACCCACCCTATAACGCACGGCGGTACGGCAGACCGTGGGGCGCGATAGTGAAATTCGAGGGCGCGAAGATGGTGTACGATTTCAAGGCCGGTACATACCTCGGGGACAGCGATGGCGGCAAAGTCTACATCGAGTGCGAGCCGGGTGACATCGTCGCCACCGGGCAGCGGGACGGCCGGGGCGGAAACACCGAGAATAAACTGTATGTCGTGCAGGAAGACGGGACGGTTCAGATGGTAGACAAGGTCGCCGCCCTGGAACACTGGGAAGGTCGGAAGGAGCCGGAATCCCCGCTGGCGAAGTTCAGCACGGAGGAACTGATCGCGGAGCTCCGCCGGCGCGGGGTGAATATCAATCCCGCCTGACGATGGCAGCCCGGCAAGCTGCCGAAACCTAGCCCCTACAGGGGCGATGGTCGCGGGAAGCCGCACACACAAAAAAAAGGAGTAGTCAGCGATGGCGAAAGTGCAAGATGCTGCATGGGTTGATTGGAAAGAGGGGAGACGGTACACGCTTGTTTCATCGCGCGGGAAACACATTCCTGTCGTATTCGAGGGGATGTTTTATGACGAAGCATTCGACCGTTACAAATTTGCATTTCAGCCGATCGACGACGCCGGACGTCTCGGACCCATCTTCGAGATGTCGGAATGGCGGCTCGAAGAATTCGGGGTTATTAATGGGGTTGTTCGCGTTTGATTGAGCAGGGCTAGGCCCAGTCCCATGCCCAAAGCAAAAAATCCCCGCCCAGCGCATAGCTGAGCGGGGATGTCGTTATTAGCGCGGGTTTGCTACAAGCTCAAAGGTGAGCCATGCCAACTCGTCCCGCGTGAGCGTCCGTTTTTGGGCTTTTTCAAGCCACCCTTGATCAGAGATGATCTTCCGGTCGAGCAGTGACTTAACCCCGGTCTCGATCCGCTGCCATTGATAGTTGCTCAGGTTGAGCATCACATCCGCCTCCTGATCGTATTTTTTGAGGTTGTACATGCTGATGATGTTGCAGATTTTAAGGTCATACTCCGGGTCTGTGGCGTATCCGCACAGCCGCAGCGCTTCCGCTTGTTCCTCCGGTGTTTTGGCAGTCCTGACGCGCTCATAGCGCTTGTTTTGGAACAGCAAGTCTTGATCCTTGTAAAAGTGATAGACGGACTTGTACGCGCGGAAGTTGGCCGTCGTATCAACGCGCTGGCCATTAATTACTTCCCATGTGCCTTTCTTGACGCTGCTGCCGTCCCACCACTCGTTTGGCTTACCCGACCCGACCTTAATACCTCCGAGGTTGTTCCACGAATGGATTTTGCCCCCGGTTTCGAGCAAATTCTGTGCCAGCCGGACCGAGACGAACAGCGGCGATCCTTCCTTCCGAGCACGAATCGCGTGCGGCGCCAACGTGGCAAAGAATTCGGTGCGGGTCATTTCGCATCACCCTCCGACTTGCCGCGCAGCACTTCGACCGCCTGCTGGAGTACAGGCGGGATCGGCACGCCAATCCGACCTGCATTTTCGATCACTGAAAGCAGTTCGTTGGCGAGGAAAAAGAAAATCGCCGCGTCCCGGAATAGATGTGCGTCACCCAGCGCCGAATCGACCATATGGGCCGCAGCGACAATGGCGAAAATGCCGACCTTCTTCGCGATACCCCATGCGCCAATTTCGCTGTTCAGCTTCCCTTCCTTCGCCGCTGCCGCGAATCCAGTTACATAATCGAGCACAACAAACGTAAGCAGAATCGACAGCAACGACGACCACCCCCCGAACAAGTACGAAGCGGCCGCGCCGCTCACAGCTACAACAGGTTTGAACCAGTTTTCCACGGTATCCCCTCCAATACAAAAGGCCCCGCCTATTCGGCAGAGCCCTCCGGAATCTGCGATGTCGCCAGAATCGTATCAGCCTGTTCCTTCGTGATCCAGCGCGGTACCTGAGCCTGAACCCATGCTGCATCAACCTTGCGCATGATCCACATGTTGAGGATGAAGCTATACACCGGACATCGCCTCCATGAGCGCGATCAGGGCCTGTTCGGCTGCCTCAAGCCTTTGCTGGAGCGTCGGAGGACCCGGCGGCCGCTGCGCCCATTCGGCGTCCAGTTCTTCCTGCGACCGCTCGACGCACTGGCCGTCGATCCACCGGAACAGATACTGCCCGCGCTCGTTCCGCAGTGGTTCCGGCCACGCCTCGTGAAAGTGACGCGGCCCATTTTCGAGCACGAGGATGTCGCCGTCCTGCGGCTGCTCGAACGCGTCAGAAAAGCCGTGAATCACGATCCCGGCCTCGTTGGTTCGAATGTAGTGGTTGTATCCGGTTTTCATGAAAAAACACCTCACAATTCGGCGTCGGCGATATAATGGAACCATCTTCTGCCGCTCGTTGCGTTTTGCAGAGTGTAGTTCATAAGGAATCCCGTTTCGCTAGGCATTGCAAACGACCCGGCCCCAATACTCCGATCCGCCGTTTCATCGTTTACGGCGTTTGGTGTGCCACCTGTCCCGTATATGATGACAGTCGGTGTGGAACGCTTCCGAACCCTGAATTGTACAGTGTCAACGTGTGCGGATCCGGGAGCTCCGTCTTCTGTTTTGCCGTAGATGACCCCCGTATCTGTGGTGGCTCCGGGCGGAGTATCGATGTTGTATGATTTTTCGTAGTAGCGTTGACACAACGCTAATTCCTCCGCAAAGCTGCGCGGTTGGAAAGGGAGTGCGGTGTCGCTCACGGTCAGTTGCAGTTGAGCGAGATATATCCCCTTTCCGGGCGACAGCCCAGACCGCAAGAATCGGCCGTAAGGAATCAACATGGTTGCCGATTCGCCAATCGGCTTCGTAACCGAGAATTTCGTCCACGCGGCAGCGGTATAGGTCTCACCCGGTGTATTCGCAATTCCGTCGTAGATATTCGGGACGAAACTTGCCCCCGGGTCGCAATAGACGTATCCGGAAAATGTGACTGTCTTCCCGCGGAATAGTTGATAGTGTTCAATCGACTGAGAAATATCCGTAGATGCTCCTGCGCCGGAATTAGATTCGGTCGCTTCGACGCGAAGTGAATAAAGGCTCTGCTTATTGGGGGCATCGGGACTTCGGAAAACGAGAACCTTGTCATCGACGATGTTTGTTACCTTCCACCTATCCGCCGTGTAGGCGAAGTTCGGCTTTGTAAAACTCGTCCCCCGCTGCCACACATCGAAGTTGCCGTTGATGATGGCGTTGCGGTAGAGGCCTACAGGCAGATTGTCGATGTCCTCCTGAACCGCATCAAAACCGGCGTTAATCTTTTGCCACTCGTCTTTGATCTTATTTGCCCCGACCAGATTCGCGTAACGGTTTGCCACGTTCTCCTTCTCCTTTCTCCAATACTTTCAGATAATCGTCGATCGCCTCACGCAGCTTCGACAACACTTCCCGTTCCCGTCCCGGCCACGCCTGCAGCACGTGGGCGATGACACCGCAGATCTCCGGCACAGGTTGCGACAGGTCGATTTCGGCCCGTAGAATGTGTGTGATGTTGGGCATTTCGCACCTCCAAACGTTTGTTTGCAAGGAAAAACCCCCATGCTGTCGAATGGATAGGCTGCACGGCCTATTTTCGAGAGAAGGGAGGTTTGTTCATTGGACATCGATTTCAAGCAGTTAGAAAGACGCGTTGTTGAAGAGTTTCAAGGCGAAAACAAGCGTTTTGGAAAGACGGTTTACCCAATGGATGTAGTCAAAATTGCCGCAAGAGCCGCTACAATCGCGATTCAGAAGTACCACGAACAAGTCCTTCAGTCGCAGCAAGAAACTCCCTGACTTCTTCATGCCGCCGCTCCTCGTGGGCGGCAATTTCCTCCCGTACAATCTGGCGAATGCGGTCCTCAATCAGCTCTCCGTGGGTCGCGCTCGATTTGATTGGTTCCATTTGGATCATCCTTTCGTGGAATTATAAAACCCTCCGCGATGGGAGGGTAAGAGAAAACGCCCCGGAGTGGGGCGTGTGATGGTTATTCTTCGGATTCGGGATTAGATTGTTGTTGCTCGAGCGCGGCGAGATGGACTTGTAGTTCCCGGATTTTTGCCTCATGCTGTTGGATTATGTTTTCTACGCTCGCCTTGGTCCGAAGCAATGCCTCTCTAACGGGATCGTCCGGATACTCGATAGCAGCAATCTGTTTTTCCAGCTCGCTTATGTTCCTCCTGGAATTTTCGATCGCAGTCTGAAGCTTGGAGATTTCCTTTTGCAGCTCTTCTTTTTGCGCCTCAAACTTCAGATCGTTCAGGATTTTTTCTTTCAGCGCTTCGTATTCGTCTGCCTTCTCCACGTACACCGCCCCATCCTTGTACTCGATCTTGGCCCCAAGTGTATTCCCCACTGTGCGGACCGGAAGGTAGCTGGTTCCTTCGACAGTGATAGCTTTGGCGACTAGAGGTTCATCGTTGTAAATCACCGGAATCTCCCCATCGACCCTTTTACCTACTAGCGATACACCTTCAGCCAAAACAGCCGTTCCCCCGAACAGCAGCGCACCGCAGATAAATCCGAGTGCAAATCGCTTCATGGTATGAAACCTCCCTATAAAATCCTTTACTAGGTATTGTACGACAAAATGGGTCGGGAGTTCCATGCGTTTGTCAAAGTGGGTTCCCATTGAGGAAAGCACCACCAGGGGCCACGATGTACAATGCGTTTCCAACGAGCTGTATATAACATGCGCCATTTGATAGATATAAATTGTCGTTGGCCTGAATAGTAGACGCCGACATGCTCTTACCGATCTGAAGCATACTCCCGTCATACACCATGTCCATCGTAAATAATCCGCCGGCCGGATAAATGCGGAAGTACCGAGTTGCAGAAGCTTCGAAATTAAGCCATTTATTGCCCTCGGAAAGCTCAATTCTTGGGTAAAATCCCGGAGCACTAGTTTGAATCGTACCCCCTGTGATCGACGCACCGGTGATCGTCGGGCCGCTGATTACACCACCAAGGATAGTGACACCTTGTATTACCCCAGCCGTCACCGTTCCAAGGTTTGCGCTGATCGCCGAGAGCGACGCTGCGTTGATTTGATTGGCCTCTATGGTACCTGTGTAAATACCAGTCGGTGTAAGCAGCGTCGTCTTTCCATTCCAGTTGGCCGCACTGGCGATCAAGCCGTCACCGATTTTCTCGCCGTTGTCTCCCACGACAATTTGATTGGCCTTGATCGTATCAATGAGCGCGCTGCTGATTTTGGCGGTACCGGCAATCAGTTGGTCGGTTTTGATCGTCCCAGAGTAAATACCTGTCGGCCCGATATACGTCAGACGCCCGCTCAGGTTAGGAATGTCGTCTATATCAGGCGCGTTGACATTCGACCACGAGATGGAGCCGCCCTCCATGATGATGTCGCCACGATACCGGAGTTTTCCGGCGAGTGCATCATATTCGAGGGCTGCCGATCCATCCACGTCCCAACGCATGGTGTCGGAGTTGAGCGTGATTTTGGACTTGTGATCGCTGCGCTCGACGACAAGCCCCTCATCATCCGTAATCGTGAGTCCGTAGTACGTTTTGCCTTTCTTCACGGAATTTCGGTTCAGTCTATTTATTGCTGCTGTCAAGATGCCGTCTACGCCGAACTCGGACTCCTGTTCGGACTTAGCAGGCGCGTCGATTTGGAGAGACAAACCGCCCTTAAAGCCGAACGTCATATTGAGCGCCAACGATTGAGCACCGTCATAGTAGCTGTCCCACGAAAAATCAGCGTCCTGCCACGCAACGTCAGCGCCGCCCCAGGTGAGATCAGGCGCAGCGCGACCGTAGCGAATGTGGTCGCCAGCCTCGATCTGCGGATAGCCGCGCATATCCATTTGAATCGGTGTAAAAGAGAACCCGCTGAGCTGCACGAGCAGCGCGTCCGCCATGGTCTGCGTTCCGAACGGGATTTCGACGTAAAGCGTATGATTTTCGTCGCCACTGCCTGCCTCATAGGCGAGCCCCTCGTCCGGGTCGTACACCACGACAACCCGCGTGTACGTCTTGACCGGACCGGTCTCGGTCACGGCGATGTATTCGGAGTCTGGTACCTCCATCACGGGGGCGTCGCTGGCTGAGTAGCGGCGGAAGCGGATCGTACCATCCTTCGCGACGTACACGCTCGCACCATTCGCGCCGGCGATGTGCGCCATGACCTGCCGGCAGGTGTAGCCCGTGGGAGCTACGGGGAGCGTGTACGAGCCGATCACCACCGTGTCGTCGTAGGTGTAGCCGAGCTGGGCGCATATCTCGTCCCACACTGCTTTCATGGTCGTGGGATACGAGAGCTGAGAGACATATTGGACATCCGCGTAGACGAGCTTGTCATAGGCCACAAACTCCCACGTTCCCGGGCCTATCTTCTCGCGCCGATCCACAAAAAATTCGCCGAGCGGCATGTACTCCGTGATAGCGCCGCCCCAAAGGTAATTTGCCGTCTCCCAGGTATCCTCGTTGTCCTGCCACGCTAGGCCTGCGTTGCCCTCGTATTCGGGCGGCAGGATCAGCGCAACATATGGCACAACGCGTGCGTTGGGCGGGATCTCGTCGGTCGTCTTGAGCCGGAGAACCAATTTAGACGGGATGGCCGTGCCGATTTCGAAATCGTCAGCGCTCGTCAGGTTGTTTTCGATGCTGAAATCGATCAGCGAGTCCGTCCCATATTCGGTCCCGGCGATGTCCACCTTCACGGCCCACTGGCGGGCTCGTTCTCGGAGGTATTGGTCATACAATTGCGAAACGGGATACAAGCTGACCACCTACTTTTCCGTCAACGTAAACGCAAGGCCGGTCCACCAATATGTTCCAGCGCGTTCAATGGCTATGGCCGCTTCACGATCCGATACATAAAAAGTCCGGGTTTCTTGCTGCCCGGACATGGGATCGGGATATGTGAATTGAAAAAACTCGTCTTTCATCGCGGTCAGAATAGCAGAAAGGTCCGCCCACACCATCGGGGCGAACCTCATTTCGATCTGTCGCTTTACGGCGATCCTGTCCCGCGTAAGCTCCCCATTCGCAGTCCGTTTGGTCGTCTCCGCGTTATCGAGGTCCATAACTGTGACCTTGAATTCGCTCGGATAGTGGGCGATCTCCTGTCCATTGATTGCGAGATACATGTCCGATCACCTCATAGCGTGGGTAGCGGGTTTCGACCGCGCCGCGCCTCGCTGTTGATGTACGATGTAGCAGCCCGGCCGACAGCATCCTGGCTGATCGTGACTGTGACGTTCTGCCCGCGCTCAATCGCCCGGAGGATCTGCGCGAGAAGATCATTCGTGCGGCCGGTGTCGAGCATCGACTCGAGATCCGACAGCGGAGCGATGACTTCGGGGTTTGTCCGCGCCCCCGCGTATTCTCCCACCATCGCGAGCGTCGGGCCGCTCACGACAGCGCCGGATGCAAAGGTCGGGACCGCGATACCGACGCGCTTGAGCAATTCGGCGAGACCCTTCAGCGCTGCTTGTCCGCCCTTGACCGCCCCGCCGCCGAGCATTGTCAAGGCGAGCTGGCTCTCCAGCGATGTCGGGATACCCTTGACATTCTCGACAAATCGATCCCATGTCTCCTGCGCGTTTTCCTTGCTGAAAGTCCGCGAAAAGTAATCTTGCACCGGTTGAGGGATCGACACACTCGGCAGGTTGATCTTCGGCAGCTCCATCGCCGACCGGAGGTTATTGATCGCGGTAATCGCGTCGTTGATGACCGACGCGATGCTCGCGGCGGCGGCCGTGGCTGCTGACGCCATCCCCTGCATCGCTGCCGACCACGCGTCCTCGGTGTCTGTAACGGCCGGGATCACGAGGCGCACAGCGTACCGTATCGCCCACAACTCGGACTCAAATTGCGGCCGGGCAACCTTGAGAGTGGAGAGCATCTCGCCGAGTTTTTGACCCCACGCGGTCGCAACGTCGCCAACCGTCGTCACCGTGAGGCGAGCGGCATAACGGATCAAATACCAGTCGCTTTCGAACTGTGGGCTGGCTGCTTTGAGCCGGGCCAGCATCTCGGCTAGCTTTTGCGTCCATGCCGCAGCAACTTCACCCATGACCGGGATTGTCAACCTGGCGGCTGATTGGATCAGACTCCATTCGTTTGCGATGGACGGTCGGATCACTCCGATACGCTCCAGCATCCCGGAGAGAGCGGTCTGCCATGTCATCTGCGTCTGCGACATAGCGGACTGGATGGCGACCACCACCCCGGAGAGCATCGCTTGCCATGCCGTCACAATTGCCGGAGCAGCGGCGACAACTCCCACCCGCAGATTTTCAAGCGTTTGCTGCCACTGTGCGCGAATTTGTGCAGTCAGAGCGGTCATCGTATTGACGACAGCCGTTGCAACGGCACCGATCCCAGCGTCCGGAGGACTCGGCGGATCAAATTGCAGTTGCAGACGCGGAATCGACGGAAGTTCGGGGAGTTGCCAGTCGCCCCTACCACCTCCCGGTGTGTCAGGCTGACCAATGCCGCCGGTTCCGCCGCCAGAGCCTCCCGAACCTCCGCCGCCGGAGCCGAATCCGATCAGGTTCAGCCGGTCGAATGCGGCAATTTCTTTTCGTGCTTTCTTGGCCGAATCCGCCAGATCGTCATATGCATCGCCTTCGCCCTGAATTGCATCGGTAGTCTCGTCGATCCCGCGCGTCCGCTCGTCGTAGTCCCACCCGCGCAGCCAGTACGCGAACCGGGCGATCCGCTCAGTCACATCAGCGATCCACTCAGCAAGGCGGGTCAGCGCCGGGAGGATGGTGTCCCAGATTGGTAAAAACGCCTGCGACAGGTTGAGCTTGATGTCTTTGAGCTGCTCCATGAGCCGTTCTTGTTTGGTCATAACGTTGTTCTGCAACTTGTCGCCATACCGCGCATACGCCTGTTCGAGGATCGCAGCCAACCTGATTTGCTGTTGTTGCTGGAACGTGAGTTGGTCCCAGCTCTTGTCACCTGCGAATCGGCGGAACGCATTGGTCGATTCGATCATGGAGACGTTCACGAAGATTCCGAGGTCTTCTCATTATGTTATCGCAGAAGCTTTTTATCTTCTGCTTCCGGGGGTTTCCCCCATCGCCATTAGGCTACTGCCGGTCGATTCCAGCCCGGTTCAGCGTACATTTTCACCCTCGACTTTACGTTAGGGGTCGGGGACTCTTGGCGGGATTATTGCTCCCTTAACGCTCACCCGCTACGCGTTACGGTGCCGGGTGGTGTTCCCGGTTACCTCGGTATTAGCACCACCATGACGTGCTGAGCCTTTACCGATTTTCCCCGATTTTCTAGCAGCATATTTCTACGCTGCGGCGACAGAAGAATTTATCGCCTCGGTATTACCCAAGAGACCAGACCGCATACGCTCCATTACGTCATCAATGCTCCGACCAGTTGCAGATGCGACAACACGAGTCGTTTGCAAGAGCTGCTTAGTGGATTCCGCCAACTCGTCATTGTCGCGTATAAACGACGAGAGCAACGTGCTGTACGTTGCCCCCATTTGCACGGCGGTTGTGCGTGCCAGTCCCAGAGACCGCGCCCAATCCACGAACTCGCGCGTATTGCCTTTCAGCTGCATTTGTAAACGGCCAAGATCGGCCTCGTACTGGACAGCAGCTTGTGATGCTTGATATATTCCGACCGTTGCCGCAGCAAGTGCAGCAGTCAAAACACCGAGGCCAATGCCAACCGGTCCGAGCGCAGCAGCAGCCCCACCAGCCACCGCACCTAATCCCAGGAATCCTGCCGCCGCACTCGAAAGGGCTGGGCGTAACGATCCGAGAGCAGACGCCACTCCACCAACGCCCTTTGCTCCCCGGATTTGAGACAGGGCGGAGACGATTGATTTGCTCACATCGGTAAATTCTGCGCCAATCTTTCCGAGTCCCGTTCTGCCGGTTATACCGCGCACCGTGCGGTCAGTGTCACGCTTAAATCGGTTCAGTTCGCGTGTTGCACCTTGAAGTCCTCTACGGGCTTCGGAAAAATCCGCACCGACACGCACCATCAGATTACGAACGACCGCGATTTCGATCCCCTCCCTTCTCCAGCGCTTTGTGCATTTGGATGATTACAGCCAGCATTTCTTCTGGCGACTGCTGTCTCGTCTGTTTAGGCTGTACATCCCGCAACACTTTCTTGAGGCTCGGCATTCGTTTAGCCCTTTGCCATGCGGCTGTCATATACGCCTGTACGATCCGCGCCTCGTTTTCAATCCGCATGCGGTCCTGGTATTCTTCGACTGCAAGCATAAGCTCGTATGGCGTCATATACTCGTAGTCTCTGATACTCAGACCGCAGCGCAACGCAACTTTTAAACTTTCGTCGAAATCGTATTCTCGTCTTTCCCCGCCGGAACTTCCGGCTCCCCCGCGTTTCCCGCATTGTCGCCCGCGAAACTCTTCACAAACGCTTGTGCGACAGCGGTGATAATATCGATGTAGGCCGGTATTTCATCCAGCAGATCGGCCACCTGTTCGAGCGTCAGGCTTTCGCCGTTGTTCCGCGCGTCCTGTTGCAAACCGGCATAAACCATTTTTTCAAGGACATCGGGATCAAGGTTACCTTCCGTTAGTTGTTTTTCAATGTCCAGCAGTGTCATGCCCGTCAGGGATTTCAGTGTTTTCAACGCCTTATGCCCGAACCGCAGTTCACGCGGGCGGTCAAGATTCAGAACGACAACATCACTCATGAGTTAGTCTCCTTTCATAATAAGGCCCGGAGTTTGCAACCCCGGGCCGATATGATAATTAAGGCGTAGGCGTCGGAAGCGTCAGCGTCGGCTTGCCAGACACGCGAATGGTAACCTCGAACCCGACCGCTTCTTCCGAATCAGCCGGAGTGCTGTACGCGGTGACGAAACCTTGAAATTCCCACTTAGCACCCATAGATGCCGGGAATTCAATCACGAAGTTTGCCAGTGCGCCAGTGTCGTACACGTTGTACAGTTCGACTTGACCTTCATCGTCAGGCACAAAAAAGCCCGTGAGGCTCACTTCCCCCGGGTCTTTAAAGCCTGCGATAAATTCACGGTACCCGCCAACGCTGTCCAGCGTGGTTACGTCAAGCTCCTCCTGCGTCATACTCGGCGAGCCAATGCTGCGCAGATCGCCAACTACAATGTCGTTGACTTTAAACTGCGTACCAATGGATCGCGTTGCTTTTACCGTCACTTTGCATCAATCCTCCTCTGCAAAATAAACCGAAAACTCCACCAAACAACGGCGGAGATCTGGTTGAGCCTCGTAAAATTCCATTGGCATTTGATAGGCGACTTCCTCAATAAAAGGTCCATTCGTGCCAATTCGCCGACCTTCGAACGAAATAAGTAAGGCGACCACCTGTTTAGTGATCGCCTTGAGATCGCTGTAGCGCTCGGTAATGATATTCAGTTCACCACGGACTTCCTTGCTTTTAAGATAACCACCGAGCGTCTTGTCCCGCACCCCTTCGCTGGATGCGTAAACAAGATACGGCACACCGTTATGCTTTGTCGCTTCCGGCGCGAAGAGCGGATAGATTCGACCGCCCAGCGCCGTAATTGTGTTGAGTTCTTGCACCAACGCCGGCTCAAAATCCATCCGCTCACCGTCCTTTCGTTTGACCTTTCCGCAGCGCCTTATCCACCTCTTTACCAGCGACTTCGAGGATTTTTCGCTCTATCGCTTCGGCGTTGTCATCCACGGATCGGCGCAAGAAACCATAACCGGGGATGTATTGACCATCGACCGTTAGAAAGCCATATTCTTGAGAAGCCGGGTAATAGTAGCGCTTGCCTTCTTTGGTCGTTTTCACGAATATGTGATTCTTCGCAGGATCCATCATCACGTCGTAGACCTTTTTCCCGCGTACCCGGTTCTTTTCGCCCTTGAGAATAATTCCATCCCGAAGTTCTCCGGTATCGACGGGGGCAAGCGCCTTTGCCGCCCTAAGTGCGATTCTGCCGCCTGCTTGTGCGCCTCTTGTGGCTGCTGTTTGCGGTACCTTGCCGAGGCGTTCAAAGTCACGCATCAGATCGTTAAATCCGATAATCGTATCCCTGCGCGCCATCATTGACGCTCCTTGCACATGAGTTGGAGTTCCTTCTTGCCAAACTCGGGGCGAATGATGTGCAGGATTTCAAACTCCGTGTTCCCGTGCCTCACAATCATCGTCCGGTCGATACCGTCACGATATCGGATTCGAATGCGCGTGGTAACTTCGACTTGATTCGCCCCCGCCGCATGATATTCACGCCCCCGAAACGGCTCTATGGCGGCCCAGACAGTAGCAACCTTGATCGGCTCATTAATTGGCTCGCCATATTCATCGCGCTGAGGTGGAGGATCGTCAGGTCCGCGCGGTCGCCATATGGTTACGCGATGTCTCAAACGATTTACGAGCAGCTTGTCAGACATCGCCGCCACCATCTTCTGACTCTGCCAGAGAGTAGGCGTGTTGGAGTTGCGCCATGATGGATTGTATCGTGTACCGCACCTTGTCGCTCGGCTGTTGGCCGATCAAATCGCGATTCTCGTACCAGTCGGCGCAAAGGACGAGGCAGAACAGTTTTGCAAGCTGATTCTCGCTGTCAAACTGCACTTCCGTCGCGTTGTGGAGGTAGGTTTCAGCGGCACCGATCAATATCTCGATCAGGCTATCTTCGGCGTCACCATCCACCCGGAGCCACGTTTTCGTTTCCTCAAGCGTCAGGATCGCCATCGACATCAGCGCCTTTCTTGCGCTTCGGTTTGGTCTTTTCGGGCTCCGGCGCTGCAAGGAATCCCTCTTTCACGAGATAGGCCACGCGCTCTTTGTTGTCTTCCGGATAATCATCGCCAACATCATAGCGCTTCAGATTCTGTGTTCGGTCCCGAAAAGCCCGAATCACCTTCGCCACTCTCGATCACCTCCCATAAAGGAGAGAGGCGGGATAACCCCGCCCCTCATCACACCGAAGGAGTAAGATCGACTTCGCCGAACACCGCAGCCGCTTCGTCCCATTTCACGTAGTCGTCGCGCATGATGGTGCGAAGCTCCGTGGTGTCACGACGCCATGCGTCGCCGCCTTCGCGCGTGGAAGCGAGCTCGAAGAACCGGCGATTGAACAACACCATGAACTGCTTCAGGTTGCCGATGAAGAACGGAGCCTTGTCGTCGACCGTCGGCAGATGGCGGTTCGATGCCACGACAATCTGACGGCCCTTGAACAGCTTGCGGCCGGGCTGGGTGATGTCTTCTTGCAGGATCGGGCGGCCGATACCGTCCACTTGGTTGTCCAGCCAGTTGAAGCCGTCTTGGTTCGTCAGGATGATCGAGGAAAGGCTGATTGCCGGGTCCAGATCGACGTTCAGAACCTTGTTGATCGCCTTCACGTCGTCCAGCGCCTTCGGCGTGAGCGTGCGGAGCAGTGCAATGATTTGCGTGTTCCGCGTGTGCACAGCCTTCCGCGCAATCCAGTTCGTCACGTAGTTGAGCAGGTTCGCGTCATTGTCCGCCAACAGTTCATTCGTCAGCGGCAGGTATCCGGCACGCTTTTTGACCTTGTACGTGACGGTCGTGAATTTCGGGTTGTCGGTTTCCTGGATTTGTCCATACTCGTCCACAACCGCAAACGGCGTCATATCGGCGTCAGTCTCCAGCACACGCGAGCCCGACAGCGTAGAGACGTTTTCAACCGTCACATACTGCGACAGGTCGTTCCATTCGCGCATCAGCGTATAGATTTGCGTTTGGATATCCTGCGGTACGACCATGCCGACATCGCCGTCCGGGATAGCCGGATTGGTTTCACCCTCATTCATCACGGCTCGGCGCTCATATTCGGCGATGATCGAGCGCTGTTCAGACGTGATCGGGCGACGTCGAATGCCGCGCAGGAAAATGCTGCGATACTCCGATTCAAGCTCCTTCATGTCGCGCTCTTCGACGTTGCCGTTATCGTCCAGTTCCTTACCGCCGAGGCTGCGTGCTTCGGTTTCTTCCAGTTCGCGTTGCAGATCGACTTTCGCTTGCAGCTCCCGGACTTCCTCCATTTTTGCCTTTGCTTCGTTTGTCCTGTCTTCGGCCAGCAGGGACCGAACTTCTTGCTTTGCTTGCTCCAATTTTTGGAGCATTGCTCTCAGTTCTTTTGTCACTTTGGATTCACACTCCTATTGATTTTTGGGAAAAACAAAAACTCAACCGTAAAGGTCGAGTTCAAGGAACAATTTTTCTTTTTCGTACTGATCGGCAGCGCGTTTCTCGGTCGCTTTAAATTCTTCCAAACCGCGCGCACTGACTTCGTTCGCAGGGTAGGCCGGGAATGCGACTGGGCTGATCTCGAACAGTTCTGCTGCGAGAATCTGCCGTTTGTAGATCCGTTCATCCCCGCGTTTCTCGCTTGACCACCTGTCTTTTAACACCCGCATACCGAACGACACGCCATCCACGTCACCACGCTTGATCAGTTCCCAAGCATCGTTGCCGACGCTCGTGTTCGGGATGTCGAGTTCGAACCGCAATTCGGTTTCCATGTTAGTGAGCCTTAGCGTTCCGGACTTCGTATTCCCGAGCACTTGGGACGTGTCATGGCTCCACAACCCGACGACGTTGCGCGAGGCGAGGCTGTCTTTGAACGCTTCTTTGTCGATGACCTCGACGAATTCATCACCCCAAAAATCACGCATGACTTGGCTCTCGGTGTTGTACTTGATCGCCCCGGTGATGGTTCGTTTTCCGTCTTCGCCTTCGGCGGCCCGAATCTCAATTGTCGTCGGCATCGCTCGAATTTCCTTCTCCGGCATCGTCTTCTCCTTGTTGATCTCCATCACCCCCTTTCGAGCGATATGCAGCACCAACGTCTGTCAGAGGCACCATATTGCCGTTGACAATGAGTTGGTCCCCGCCCGGCAAGGGTGGATCTTCCTCCAGCGCCCGAACCTCGTTCGGCGTCTTGAAGCCGGATTGTATCGCGGTTCTGTACGCCTCATACCTGGATTTGATGTCCGCACGCAAGATTGCATCCGCATTTGCGCGAATAAAAAAGCCGTCCTCGATTTCTTCATCAAGGAACAGCTTATATGTCATTTCTTGTTCATACGCCGTCAGAATCGGTTGGAGTGTATCGGTGTAGAATTCCCGTTGTTGTTCGCTTACGTTGTGATACGTTGCTCGGCTAAGATCGTTCAATTGGTGCATTTTGATACCAAATGCCGCCGCGATTTGACGGATTGTAAGTTGCGTGTTCTCAAGGAATTGGGCATCTTGCAAACTCAAGGAAATCGGTTCAAATTTATACCCGATTGGCATGAGCGCGATCCGATGGGCATTCTTGAGCCCGCTGGACATTTCCTCAAATTTACGCCGGAATTCCTCTTTTGCTTTTTCGTTCAAATCACCAACATATTGCACCAATCCTTTGACCTGGAGTCCTTGCCGGAAAAACTTGTTTACAAACTCATTGGCATGGGCATTATTTTCAACTGAAAGTTTGAGTTGTTCAATGGGCGACAGGCCAACGATCCCGTTCAGCGTCAGTCCGCCTCGGAAATGCAGCATTTCGTCTTCCGGGATTTTGCGCTTTTCATAGCCCAGATCGACGACATACCAAAGTTTCGAACGCGGTCGCATAACACCGGATAACCCGGTATCATCATCCACGTAGATCGTCACTTTGGATGCGTCGATGGGCCAAAGTCCAATAGGTTGCCCCGTCCTGCGGTCGAATTCGATGTTTATGAATGCGTTCCCGTAGAGACAGTTCTGCACTTCCGTGACCTTCCAGAAATCAAATGCGCTCATGAACGGATTCGGTCGAAGGCGTAGAAGTTTCGCAACGGGATGTTTGCTGTGCTTGCGGACGCCAAAATCATCTTCCTGATACACTTTGAACGGAAGTTTGGCAACAGACTCCGAACGGATTCGGATGCAAGCATAAACCGTGTCAATCTTGAGAGCGCCTTTCCCTCGGACATTGATGCCGTCAAGGTTGATTCCGAGAAGTTCCGCGAGCCGTCGGTCATCCTTGTTCAATTCCAGCGTCTCGCGCTTTTCTTCTATTCCGAGCCAGCGCCTAGCGTAGTCTCTGATTCCCAAATTCTCACCGCCTTTCGTGAATCACATACCCCTTCTCGACACCATGGCCGCAACAAGCGCTGATTGCACCAGGCACGTACCCTATGCAAGCGTCAAACCCTTCCGGTGTTGGGAGGAGCCCGCATTTTACACACGGTCTTTCTCTGTCCGCGGGCGAACGGTCGTCTTGGTAAACCCACTGGCCATTCATGTAAACAATAAGGTGCCCGCGAGAGTATGAAGAAATGGCCACGTCCCCCTCACCCCCAAAGTTTGTTCAAAAAGTCTTCATCCGCAAATTCGCTCACGTCCAAGCTGATTTCCTCAAACAGCATCGCCGTTGCCATCGCGTCAATTAACGCAACGGTAAGGTCGATGCGGTCTTTCGATTTGTTTTTCATAGGCTTGATGTTTTCATTGCCGTCCACCGCAACCACGACGTTGCCCCAGCACCATCGAGCGACCGGATTCGCCTCATGGGTCATCAAACCGCGTTTCAATAGCTGCTCGATCAACTTCATGGCCGGCGACATGTTTTTCATGTCCTGACCAATTTCAACAACGTCTATGCCCTGCCGCATCAGGCGCTGCGTGAGCATTCGGCTGTTCCACTGGTCGGCGCCTACCGTGCGCAGATCATATTGTTTGCTGGCTGCTACCAGACGAGCCTCGACAAAATCATAATCGACGACATTCCCAGGTGTTGCGTACAGGTGTTTCGAGTTCACCCAGCGGTCATAGGGAACTTTGTCGCGCTGCACTCGCTCCCGCATATTATCCTCGGGTATCCACGCCTCATGAATAAACCGCCAATCCGGAATCCCTTCCTGCGGCGGGAACAGATAAACGGCAGCCGTGATATCCGTCGTGCTGGAGAGGTCGAGGCCGACATAGCACTTCTTCCCGACGAGTTCGGAAAGGTCCCACTTGCCAACCGTCTGATCCCATAATGAGAGCGGCAGCCATCCGGTGCGCTTGAGCGATACCCACTGGTTCAGACGTAGCCAACGAAAAAGGCGCTCCGCAGACTCGCTATTGCGAGCAGCTAGCGCCTCTTGTCTTACGCTCTCTATGCTGATCGTGTGCCCCAGTGATGGGTTCGCCTGATACCAGGTCGCTTCGTCAAAGATATCCGCGTCCTCGGGCGCACTGTAGATTTTCACATACCAGTACGGGTCATTCAGTTCTCCCGCCGCGATCTTGGTCGCCTGTTCGTGGATTTCCCACCCGATTGACTTTCGGTCTGGGTCATCGCCGGCCGTAGTAATGACCCACCAGATCGGCTCTTTACGGGCTGCACCGGCCCCGAACGTCATGACGTCCCACAGATCGCGG